CCAGCCCCGACAGCCAATGCCGCCATTGCGCCCTTGACGCTGAAAACTGATTTTTTAACGCCATCAAGCCCGCGGCGAACACCCATAAACCCCGCACGGGTTTTGTCAAACGCTCTTAAAACGATATTAAGTTGTTGGTCGGCCATCAGCTATATGCTCCAAGTATGCAACCCATTCAATGAGTTCATTGTAGGGCATTTCTTCGATTTCGCCAATGGTCTTACCAAGGCGGTCAGCTAGAGCGATAACCATCAGGCGGTCATCGCTCAGTCCTTTTTTGCGTCGTCAATCCCCGACAAGTCGCCCATAAGTTGACCTGCAACTTCTGAGACCAGTCCAACAGGCTGACGCATCAACACGGGCTTGTCACCGATGTCGAAAGCCTTGGCCCCATCACCATCCATTGCCTTGAGGATGATTAAATCCACAAGACCCTCGACGGTCATGTTGTTGAGAAAATCAGGATGCTTGCGTTGAATTTTTCCAAACTCGCCGCAGTTAAGTGGGGTGGCGAAAAGAACCATCGGCTCGTCTTCGTCACCCCATTGTTCAACCTCAACACGCTTTGTGTTGGGATTTGTCTTTGCGCTTATGCGCTCACCAAATGCAGACATAGTGCCACCCCTTGTCCGTTAGATGTTAAACAGTTGTTTCAGTCAGTGCGCCAGAACCTTGAACACTCAATGACATTTCAACCATTCCGTCAAATGACGCAGTGATTGAACGGCCAGTCACAATGCCGGAGCCTGTGTAGTAAGTGTCGCCAGCAGTATCACCTTCAGGATATACTGAGAACGTGATTGACGCGCCAGCGTCAACAGCACCTTGCGCTGTATCTGTTTCGTCAAAGTAAACCTCAAAAGACGCAGTGAAGGTTGTCAGACCAGCCTTATAAGTCCGAGCCGCGTCGCCCATTGATGTATCTTCGATAGTCTCGCCAGAGCTTTCGATTGTATAAGAACGCACCTCGGCAAGCTGGTCGCTTCCGATTTTCACAGTGCCTTCGCTACCTGTATGTGTTGCCATAATTATGCCTCTTTGGTTAGGGTTGCTTCAGGTTTCGGTGATTTAGCCTTCACCTCGGCTTTTGGTTTGGCTCTCTCTGTAGACCAACCCTTTTTCACAAGGCTCTCGACTTTATCTTCCCAGACTTCCATCGCATCAGAACCTTTGTAAACTGTAATTCGCTTCGCCATCATATCATCCTATGCTGGAGTTTCAACGTTGTTTTCAAGTGTAGCATATAAGACCTCAATCGTAAATCGGCCAACACCGACAGGCTGGTCGCCCTCTGCGGCATAAGTTGACTCGAAAGAAACAACCTGTGTGTCCTTGGCGTTGCCGCCTCGGGTGACATCGGTGGCCAAAGCCTCCTCGACCTCAACCGCAATCGTGTCCAGTGTGTCGTCCAAATCTTCCGTGGCTTTCACATAAGCCTCGACCATCACCTGAAGTGTTCGCATCTCAGTGCGTGGTCGCGTCAGGGTCGAATACTCAGTGTCCTCAGAATTAGTGTAGACGCAGAGGCTTGGAACCTTGGCGTCGGCTAACGGATAGAACCGCGTCGGGAAAATCCTCGAACCTGTCGTTGTGAGTCCGGTCAGGGTTGTAACGATGTTGTCCCTGATTGTCTTTCTGACGTGTGCCATTATTGCTCCTCAAGAACCAACGTTGTTGTGCCAGTTCCATCATCCTGCACGACCACAATCTTGTAGTCCGTTGCTGAAATTACAATCGCGTCGCCCTCTGCGGCAGTGGACACGTCAGAAGTAGCGCAGACAAAACGAGGCTGGTTGATTGCGAAAGCAACAGAGCCACCGCTTTCCATTTCAAGATATTCTTTGTCAAAGATGCCCTTGACCGTCGAGGCCGCGCCGCCGACAGGCGTGAAAGTTGCATCAACCGCGAAGTCGTCAGTCTCGAAAAAGATTGCCAGTTCTGTCGCGGTCTCCACAGCCATTATTCAGCCTCGGGGAAGTCTACATCAGTGATTGCACGATTGCTGGCCTTCTTGGTTTTCTTAGGGGCTGGCTTTGGTGCAGGTGCGGTTGTGGCCTCAATACGGCCCATTGCGACAAGCGAACTGCTTTCATTCGTGTCGGAAATCTCGATAACTTCGCCAGCTTGCACTCGTTTGCCGCCAGCTACTGTGTTCTTCAATACTAAATAAAACATATTTCCACCTTATGTAAAAAAGGTCAGGAGAGAGGTGTTAGGGGTCACCTCTCTCCATCACTATTTAGTGCTTACGCACCGTCGTTGTTGTAAGCGAAGCTCACAGCATGACGAACAGCAACGTCAACGATAGACGTGGCTGTGATGCTTACGGTTCCGCTAGTGCTGTTGGTGTACGGGTCTGCCACAATATCGAGGCCTCCACCATAAATACCAATCAAGCAATCAGCGAAGTTACCGAAGTACAGGTCGCCAGCAGTTACTTGGTTAGAAACAATGGCGTTGTAACCATTGATTTGACCATCTGGGCCGACTACGAACTGGCCTGAACCAGCATCTTTCAATGCTGTTTTCAGCGCACCATACATAGAGGCTGGCAAGATGTAAGCCAAGTTACCCAACAGAGCGTTGTCTTCTGCAACGGCAGTTTCCATTGCCACAACTTCTGCGAACGTTGGTGTTGCACCAACGAAGGCTGTTGGCGTGTTGATGCCAGCAGTGTTGCTGATGCCGGTAGGCTGACCAGATGAACCGGAGCCTGACAGTGCGCCAGCGTCGATTGACAGGGCAATACCTTGGGCAAGGTCATCACGGATTAGGTTCTCAATGTCCAAAGACGACTGAGCCAACATCAATTTCGTGATTTGCGTGTTTGCGCCAACCAGCTTCGGGGCCATTGTCACTTGACCGAAAGTAGGCTCGCTCTCAGCAGTTGCGGCGCCTTCAGTGGCGACCCAACCAGCAGATGAAGCGGCTGATTTTTTCGGAATAGTAACGTTGCCTTGTAGACCGTTGAGAACAGTTGCGCCAGCCGCCATTACGCTTGAAGCGTTGCGAAGTACGTCAACAAAATCACCACCACGGAAGTCCTCGGCGATAAGGGTCGAGTCGTCAGAAGTGTTGATGTCACGCTGTGACCAAGAACGCATCACATCGGTAGGAAGCAGAATACCGCTTGCCTGACGACCAGTTGAGCGTTGTGCGGCCTCTGAAACTTCACGCTCAAAAGATGCTTCTTCTTGAGCCTGACGGTCAGTTGGGTTGGCCATTGCACGGATGGCACGCATGATTGAGAACTCACGGACTTCTTTCTGGGTCATACCAATTTCAGAAGTTTCGAGAGGCTTGTCACCGATAACGTCGAGCAGTTCACCACGGAACTGGTCGATTGATTTGTTTTCGGCAACGGCTTTTGAGGCCATATCACTGCGAGAGTGTTTTGCGCCCAATTCAATGATTGCGGCGACTTCTTTGTTGCGAGCAGAACGAGCTTCGTCTGCGACAACATTAATATCGATTTCGGACATAATTGTCTCCTTTGTTTCGATAATTTCAGTTACAGGTTCGGGTGAAATATCCTTAGAGCGTCCAATTCCGACGTTTTCGTCTGCCGGAATAGAGACCAAAGACACCTCCATTACGCGCCAAGAATTGACACGGTAGCTATCCGCGTCCTCTTTTTGCATTTTGTTGACTTGGTAGCCAACGCTGATGTTTGAACGGATGCCATCCGTTACATCATCAAACATCTCTTTAGCCATTCCGTTTTTACCAAACCGAACTGTTGCTCGCAACACGCGAGACGAACTATCGAGAGTAACATCCTCAACCACGCCTATAGTTTGCTTTGGGTCGTGGTCGAGAAGCAGGGGCATACGCCCAGACTTCGCAAACGACAAATCAACGCTACTTTCAGTGTGGTCGAGAATTTCTTTGCCGAAACTGCGCTCTACAGGTGTTTCGCTGGAGACAGCAATCTTTACTCGGCGTGTTTCTTCGTCAATCGCGCCAGTCTTCATATCTGATGCGCGATGCTGAATTTCAGTTGGCGAGAAGCGTTCTTCTTCGTCGTAGCTGGATGTTTCCACCTCAACTTCTTCGACTTCTTCGGCTTCGACTTCTTCGGTCTCGGCTTCAGCTTCTTCGTGATGCTTCTCAAAAGTGACGGTTACTGTCTCGTCGGTTTCCTCAACAGCGATGACATGACGTTCTTCAGTCTCGACCACTTCGGCTTCTACTTCGATTAATTCTTCGGTCATCTCTATGTCCTTTGCTAGAGTTTCATCGTCAATGTTACGCTCTTTGTCTTCCTTTTTCAATAGGTCGGTAATTCCCTTGGCCCAAGTCCGTGCCGCGCTTCCGCCCCATAAATCCCACGCAATTCTCCAAGCAGTCGGCCCACCGTCGTTCTCTTTCGCGTCATAGTGCTTCGACTTGTTGGTGGCGTGTCGGCTGAAGAAACTGTGCATCCGCTTGACAGTATCCTCAGACAACCGCTTGCCGTTAGAGATGTCACGCGCACGAGCAACGCCGACTGCTGTGCCGCCACGACCATATTCACGACGCCACTCGAGCGCACGCTTGGCGGCTGTAATCATTCCGTCGGTGGGTTTATACGTCGCCATCGTCAACCTCTGGTTCGCCACTGACTTCTGCCTCGGCTGGTTGTTTAGCACCAAACGGCTCGAACGCCATAGACAGGCCATAACGCTCTGCCATCTCTTTGTCGCTTTGGATTTGCGAGAACAGTTCTTCAACATCCCGCCCGTAGTTTGCGGCGACATCGTTCATGCTCAAAAGTCCATTGTTAATTCCGACGACAGCCGCGTTGATTTCTTTCAATGGGTCAACCCAAGCAAAGCCACGGCCACGGAACATTGCGTTGTCAGCGAACTTGTCAAACTTGGAGGTAGGAATTGGCACTGCGCCGAAGTCCAGCGCACTATCGAGCCAAGCGCGGAACACTGTCTGGCAGAAATGCTCAATCAAGAACGACTGTAGCATTTTATAGTGGTCACGTTCTTCGATTGTGCCTTGGCGAATTGATGAATAAGAGACGCCAGTCAGGTCATTCGATAGGCTGGTATAGCTGACGTTTAGACCAGAGGCGATACCGCGCAAGACAGCTTTCTCAAAACT